TTCTTTGTCTTCTTGGTGTTGAATTTTTCGTCATTGCAGCGCTGTTTGACCTTGGCTATGAAAGCCTTGTACTGCTGATCGTCAAGTTTCTCGACGTTGTACTTCAAAGTCTTGATAGTCTGCTTTGTGAGGTAACCGCGGTACTGATCAAAGTTAGTCTGCGCAAACTCTTCGGGATCTCTTTCTGCCAACTCTTCAAGGTTGCCCAGGACGGCAGGATCATCCTCAGTGCAGGGGAACTTCTGATGCTCGATTGCTCGCTGGATCTTCTCGTATCCGACGCGGTCGTTCGTCTTAATTGTCGACATAAGGGAGGCGGGAACCTCTTCGCCGTTGTCTACAAACTGAAAAGCCTGATTGAGATTGTCGTAGTTCGTCGCCTTCTCAAGCGCTTCCTGCTCTCTCTTGGCTCCGTACACCTTGTTTTTGACAGCGGCGCGATACTTTTCCGGAACAGCATTGATGTTGTCTAAAAGCTCTCTGGCTTTGCCATTGTCCTTCTTGAGAATTTCATCCGTGTAGCGGTTGATAGTCGCTCGATCTGAAGCCATCTGCATTGCCGACTTTAATCTGAGCCCTGCTTTCGGGCCCATCTCGGTTTTGTGCTGAGCAATGTAAGCCTTGGCCTGAGAGAGCTGGCCCGCATCGATCATATTGCTCACTCGGAGCTCGTGGATCGGCCCCAGAACTTTGATCATGTCGACAGGCGTGCCGTGAAAGTCTCCGATCTGCTGAGCAATAGAACGAGCCGCAACAAGTCCTGACCTTGCTGTTTCCGGATCGGCGTCTGCTGCCTGGTTAAGGGCTAGGCTAAGCTGATTTTTAAGAACTGCGTCTTTGTATTCGAGCTGTTGGCTCGTGACATAGGTGTTGACCTGATCATTGAGCTTCAGGCTTGAGGCCTGATAAAGACGATCAAAGGCGCTGCGGACTCGGGCATTTCCGGCCTGCTCCCTCAGCTTCTCATAACGCTGTTTGAAGGCATCACTGACTTCATCATTTAGGCTTCTGCCATCAGGTCGTTCAAGGGCATTGACGCCTTTGAGTCTTTCGTATCCGTTCTCCGGATTAACTCTGAGGTCTATGCGTGCATGTTCAAGCTGAGTCGATAAGTCATCCAGGCGCGTCTTATCAATTTCCAGCTGCCATTTGTCGTATGCATCCCTGAGATCTCCGGAGAGTTTATTCATTGCCTCGCCAGCGTGTCGAACCGACACCGGACTCTCTGGCGCAGTGATGATTTCAGATTGCATTCCGCCCGGCTGAGAGATCGCAACCGGGACGCCGTAGGGATTATCAACAGAAGGAAGTTTCATTGTTCCCATGTTTAGACTCCTGCTCCGCCGCTCATGCCGCCGGCGCCGCTCGTAAACAACTTGCCGATGCTTACGACGTTATCGAGATAACCGGATCCAGTTGATCCGGAGTTGGGATCCAGCGGATTGCCTTTTGCTCCGTTCGGATTCATGAGAATGCTCATGCCAGTGGCGACAGCAGACGCCCAGGGAGAGATGTTCTTGGCCTGGGCATTGAGAGCGATCGCATTGTTTGAGTAATTGACCGCCCTGCGCCGATAGCCAAAGGATTCAGCAACGGCGTTTGCAAGGATTTGATTGACCTGCATCTCTTTGGCAATGTCGTAAGAAGCCATCACTTCTGCCGTATTTCCGGTTCCGAGAGCAACACCGCTTGCCGCCTGAGCTACTCTAGTCTTGGCCTTTGTTTGTCCGGCACGAAAAGTAACCGCGGCAACTTCCTGCTGAGCTCTCTTCAAAACATCTTCGGCCGCTGTCCGGAAAGACTGCGCCTGCAGTTTTGAAATCTCGCCCTGAATTTTGTAAAGCTGCTTCTGCTGCTTAGCCTGGCGAAAGGCAAGGATCGGAGCAACAATGCCATTGACCGCATTGTGCCCCATCGAAAATCCAAGGCCGAAACTGCCCAGACCGTTTGCCGCGTCCGAAGTTATCTTAGAAAAACCAAACGAGGAACCCTGTCCCTCGTACAGAGGAACGTCAAGATCCTCGCCAGCATATTGATCGTACTTACCCATGTGCCGTTACCTCAATTTTTCTCTAAGGTAACGGCGAAGCTTCAATGTTTATGGACGTTAAGCCGAGAGATCGCAGGTCAAAGCCAGCATTGTGACGGGCAGCGGATCGAGCTGTCTCAAGCACACCTGACCGCCTCGAGTCCATGTTGAATAAAGCTGAAGGTCTATTTCATCAGATTTAAGCGCAGGAGGAGAACCGCACGGCTCGATCGTTCTTTGCTTGTATTCAACAAGGTCCTTCTTGTCGAAGCTGGGGCCTGCGAAGATTCCGGAACTTCTATTAACCCGCACTGTGATCTTGTAGACGTTCTTAACTCTCCCCATACCTCCGGACTGATCTTGGAGGATGACCGGAAGTGTTTTCACATCCGACTGATACGGCAGACCGACTTGAACGACCGAGGCCTCATGGTTGAGAGTGATCTTGCCATTTACAACCTTCTGCTGAGGCTGGACAGCACCGTCGGCCAAAATAGAAACTGTCTTTCCCTCGAGCCAATCAATTCCGGAGATCGTGGTCGTAGGCGTCCCGTTGTAGGTCGCGCCGGAATCGACAAAGAAGGCATCAGCCAAATTCTTGAAGTTTCGTGTTCTCATACGCTCAACATAGCGCTTCTGGCTTCCGTTGATTGTCCTTCTGATCACGCAGTAAAGGGCATCTTCCACGCCTTCTGAAACAGCGCAGCAGGATTCAAAAACTCCGTCTGTGTTGTGACGGTGCCAGGAGCCGACCTGTTGTTCAGGAATATACGTGAGGCCGAGCAAGTTTCCGTCGGAGGAGACAAACCACATGATGGGGTACGGAGCCTTCTGTGCCGTGGCGTCCTTGATCGTCTTGAAGTCAAAGAGGTGCTGACTTCTCAGGCACAGATCTCCGGACACAAAACCGCCTGCTTGATACTGATAGGCGAGTTCTCGGACATGGCCGTCACGGGCGGAAGCAAAAATCAGATTGTTGTTGTAAACGAGCGGCCTGACTGTCGTGGCTCCGTTGTAGCTCTGAGGTCGAGCAGAAATAGAAGACGGAGTGATCGCGTCTGAATTCTGGGGACTGATACGAATCTCAGAGCCCGTTGTCAGAAGGATCAGGTGAGACAGCGGAGAAATGTGCAGAATCTTATTGAACTCTGTAGCCGCAATTCTAAAGTTGATGCGGTCATCGTCTTTAGACGGCAGGGAGTAAGTCATATCGCTCTCTGTGCCGGAACGAGTAGCAACCACACGCTGAGGATCAGTCTTAAAACCTGCAAACCATCGGCGCTGTTCAAAGTAACCTACAGCGCTCGGATAATTTCCGGAAGAGACAACTGAGTCATATCGGCGAGGCGTGATGTCCGTCTTCGGAGCAATGTTGTCATCAATGATGGACGTGGTTTCCGAGTCTCCTAGGTAACCATAGATGCCGCCTTGATTCTTGTAGAAGCGGTAGTAACTTGCTCCGGACACGGCCGAGCATGAGATTTTGATTGTCGTACCTGTGGCATAGAGGTTGGCGGTACAAGAGACTGCTGCACTCGGTTCGCTTTCGATTGTCTTATCAGCATTGAGGCAGGAGACTTTATATTGGAACGTGTACTTGTCGGCGTTCTTATCCTCGTTGCCCGTAGTCGTTTCTCTGACAGCGGTCACGTTTGTGGGCGTGGCCAAAGTTGAAGAGAAGCTGATCGTCGCCAGTCGCCAATCGGTGTTGGAATACCTCCGGATCTCCGTCGGAGCGTAATCCTCATGCGTCACGGTGATGATGTCATTTGACTGCACATACTCAAGTTCAAAGAGATCATCTTCATCCCATGGCGTTGTGATTTCGTATGGCTGATTGCCGTTCATCAACGTTGCGCCGAAGGAATGGAATCTGGCGTATTTGTGCCCCAGCTCGATGACGAAGGTTTGCTGAGCGTTAAAGATAAACGGAATCAGCCGCACCTTCTTGCTTGAGTCTTTGACCTCACGCACAAACTCAAAGCCGGGTCTGTTTTCAATCGGGCCCTGGGGACGGCAGAGAAAATTCAGGCACGTCTCAAGGCCTGTCTGATACTTTGTATCGTCTGTTCGCCCAAACATTTCCGGAGAAATTTCACCGCCGGCAAAAGAGCGCTGAAGGACTTTAGTTGAGCCACTCATGTCCGTCCCTCCCCCAGTCATCGTAGTCACCGATAAAGTCAGGCTTATAGCTCAGATGATCTCTGTCCTGAACTGCATCCTGAGCCTGTGCTTTTAACAGTCTATCTTCGTAAAACCGCATCATCTCAGCCGCCATCTGCACACCCGTCATCCCCGGAACAACAGTGCCCGCAAGATTAGAGGCAAGGAGAAAAGCCAAGGCGTCAGAAAATACATCAGAGAACTTTTCAGGCTTAACCTCCGTGGTGATATACCTAATCCATATACGCTTCTGCTCTGCCACCAAACAGACTTGTCCGTTGATCAGCTCTCGGACGTAATGAAGAGTCTGTCGAGTTGCGTTTCCATTTTCGTCAACCGGATAGGCATAAATGATCTTCACACAGTCGGCAGGAATCGGGAACGCATAGCCGCCTCCGATCGGTTCAGCCGTCAAACGAGCAAGCTCTTTGCGCGTTGTGGCAAAGCTCCAGTTATAGGTGGCAAGGATAGTTTTTAAGGCAATGGGATAAAAGCGTCTGCAATGATCGGCCTGAGCGCTTCCCTCAGGCGGATCAATTGAGGTCACTGTCGCTCTATCTCCCAGTCGCGAGAGAGCGATATTGCAGATGTCGACAACAGAAGACATGTTTGCTCCTAAAAAAGAGGGGGCGCAAGGCCCCCAAAATGCTCGCTAGGAATAATCCTGTTTACTCGGCTGCATAGTCACCGATGCGCTTGCCTTTCGGAGAGGAGGCGCACAGGGAAATACCTGCAGTGACCTTGCAGCTCATTGCAGTGCCGGTAAAGGACAGCTTGAGGTAACGCGGACAGCCTTGCGGCAGTTTGATTGCCGTATCTGTACCGTAAGCCGTTGCTACGGTATCAGTCACAGAAGTGCTGGCAGAACCGCCGAGAACCTCGATAGAGGTCGGCAGAGCGGAACCGGAAACACTCAAGATGACGTAGAGCTCACCTTCAGAAACTCCGGCCTTGTTCAGGTCAAGAGTGTTCGTGGAAGTTCCGGAAGTCCCGGAGAGGGACTGGCCGTCACTGAACATAAGCTTGGAATCGAATCTCATCTTTTTCTCCTATTACGAAACAAGATCTTCAGTGAGGCTGATGGAATCAGACACTTCGATCGGAATGTCGAAGAACATGGTCTTGAACTGTTCGGCGGCCTCAACAACTTTGAGAACGTTTGTGCTCTTGGCGTAAGCGGCAAGTTCAAGAGCGGTATGCACTTCTTCAGCACAGAAAAGGTGAAGATTTGTGCGAAGGTCTGACGGGATACGGTTCTTTGCAACGATCAGTTTCTTGATCAGATCTTCGGAACCCATGTCGACAGCACCGTCGGAGATCGGGATGTTGCAGACACGGACCACACCGCGCCAGTCGTTAAGCGCGGCACCTGCCTGCCACTTGTAGTGGTCGCGATAGACTTCATACATGGAGCCGTCGGAGTTCATGTGAGTGCACTGGCCCTTGTCGGTGTGCTGTAAACCGATCTTGGATCCCTTCGGATAGATGCCGAAGAACTGATCCATCGACACAATAAAGATCGAAGTGACTTTCTTGGTCGTAGCTCCGGTACTCACAGCCTTAATGACATTGCGAGAGGACGGAGTTGTAGAGCTCGTGTCGTTATAACGAGCGGCAAGGCCCATGAACTTGTCCGGCTCGGCATCGATATCACCATAGAACATTGTCTTTGCCATATCGTTGCCCATACCGGCAAAGAACGGTTTCTGCTCAGACAGGCGCCAGGCGGCTGTGTTGCCGTTTACGTCAGCCAAGTCTTTATCGACTTCAGCGTACATTTCAACGTTTCCGCAGGTATCGGTGACCTGAGCGGTCGTGGATTTCTGCGGCTGAACGCCCTGATAAAGGCGGCGCCAAGTCGGTTCAGGGATGCCAGTTCGGATGGCATGAAGGTAGCCATCCGTCTTGTTACACTCTTTCCATCTGAGGAGTTTGAGAATCGGGTCTCGTTTAGACAAGACTTCAGCGATCGGAATAATCTCACCTTTCGGGTCAAGTCTCGATGCGAGGTCAACCAGTGTTGGATATTCAGCAGCCATCGTAATTACTCCTAAAAATTAGTTCATCTTTGAGTTAGGGAAAAAAGCCCGGGCGCGCTCGGCTGTTGAGAGTTCACCCGACCTGCCGCCCTTTACGACGGCGTCATCGCTGAGTGCCTGCTGAGCGGCAAGGCACCCTTTAATGAATCCTGCATGACGATTGAGGCCGACAGACTCGAAGAACTGGCGAGTCTCAGCGTCAAAGAACTTTGCGTAAAAGCGGCTTGCGCTCTTAAGGTTGGCCGCATAGTTCGCACCGCCAATTTGAGGGTCAGCCTTGGCTTCAGCAGTCAGGGCCTGCTTGACTTGAGCAGACTGTTCCTCCGCACGCTTTGCCAAAACAGAGGTCATATTTGTGACCAGTTTCGAGTAAGCGGCCTGAGAAAGATTCAGGTCCTTGCATTCTTTCTTGAACGCCTCAATCGCTCCTTCATCGAGCTGAATGCCTTCCGGAAGTTCAATGCCTGTTTCGTCGTAACCTTTCTCTGGCGCGCCTAAAACGTCGTTGCCTTCCTTCTTTTCGGCTTCCTCTTTAGATTCGCCTTCTTCCTCGTCTGCGCCCATGCCTTCAGGTTCTTCGTCCTTAGGTTGAGGAGCTTCAGCGGAGGTTTCGGGCTGTGCCGGAGGTGTCGCATCCTGAGGTGCCGGAGTAGGATCTGCAGGAGGAACGTCGCCTTCAGTTGCGGCAGCGCCTGCTTCGTTGACAGTGGTTTCTGCGGTTTCAGCCATTTAGTTTTTCGTTCTCCATTCTGCGAACCAGCTCGAGATTGATGCCCTTGAGTCGATTCAATATTTGCAAACCGATATCGCGCCTTGCGGAAGCTATCGTCATCAGCGTCATGTCCTGAGACGTGACCGAACTGTCGACGGCTGTCATGTCGAGAATCCATTGAAAGATCCTTCTGCCTTCGACTGTCTCAAGAGTTTTCTTGATGGCAATCTCCAGCTCCTTGAGTTTTTGTTTCTCTGCCTTTTCAGCCAGCTCCCGCTGTTCGATTTCGAGAAGCGGATCATCTATGTCTGTCATTGTCATTTAGGGCCCTTTAGGTTTATGGACGCTTACTGCGCTCCCTCTTCAGAGAAAGCTTCCTGCAGGCCCTGAGAGTCAGCTGCCTGCCCTAGATCTTTGAGGCTTGTCATTGCCTGCTGAAGTTGTGCGGCCTGCATCTGCGCCTGCTGTTGCTCGGCCCTTTGCTGGCGAATAAGGGCAACCTTCTGTCCTGTCACAATCAAGGACGGCGGAACACCGTTCATGTCTGCAAGCTGATCGATCGTTGCATCCACATCGAGCTTGTCCACGGCCTGGGGATTGATCTGAGCGAGAAGGCCAATCTGTTGAGCCGTTCTCACAATGCCGTTGGCTGACGCGTTCTTCTGTGCTTCTGCCAGAACCGAGACATACTCAATCGAAAGTTCTCTGCCGTAGAGTTCTTCCGGAACTTCCGGAAGCATGTTGTACTCAACCATGAAGCCGAAGGCGTTTGTTACAAGCGGATCAAGAAGCTCGGTGTGCAGGCGCTCCAACACAGGCCCCAGCATCATCACTTTTTCCTGCTCAAGTGCCTGAACCTCTGTCGCGGTGCGGTCGGTTTGATTCGCAGTAGCCGCGATCATTTGAAAAACGTTGACGAAGAAGATGCGCTGAATGTCCTGACGCGTCGATTGAATCAGAGCCAACATTGCCTGCGGATCGGTTCGCACTTCCCACATGGAGCGGATGATCGGAGCTTCCTGCGGGTTGACCGCCACGCGGCCTCCCGGCTTGAACTGACTCAGCTGATCCTTGAGGGTGGACGGGTAGAGAATCGGCGGCCTAGTTCCGTAATCCACAAGTTCAGCAAGTCTCAGGTGCAGTCTCTGCAAAGACTTCTGTGCGCTCAAGGCCTTGGCACCGGGACCGCGGCCATATACAGAGCCGCCCGAAGTCATCCAGCGCGGACACAGTGCCGGGAAGTTTCTAAAACCTGACTCAGAGAGAACTTTGTCCTGCACACCTTCCTGGAAATAAACGGACTGCCAGGGCATATTCTTGTTGTCTCGTTTATCGGGATTACGTTCAATGCGCGGTTCAATCGCATGAATCACATTGAAGCGGGTAAAAGGATCTTTCTCAAAGGCTTGCCGAACGTCATTGTTTACGGCCTCAAAACCCCATTGCTGGACCATTTGCTTCGCCGTGAGAGAAAGGCGGCGATACATCGTATCGACCTTCCCATAATCATCTTCAGCCAGCCAGTATTCCCCGATTGTGAGGTTCTGCAGGGAGATGAGCTGTTCCGGATGAGGCTTTACGATCGTGCATGCAGTGCCGAATACCGGAAGCTCCAAATAGCTCTGGTGAAGCGCGTTGTAGCATTCGGCTTTTGAGAAGTAGAGAAGCAATAGGTCTTGAACCTTCGTCATCCACTCTTTGACAGCGGGATTCTTATCGAGATCCGGATCCATCGTTGTGAGGCGCAGCCACGGCCTGGAAGGAGACGAGACGCCGCCGAGCAAGCCCGCGGCCAAAACATCCGCGCAGTCAATTGCTTCAGCATCGAGGATCTTGCGATAACGCTTTGAGCCTTGAGTTGCATCTTCACCTGGGAAGCACCCTAAGTCCGGAAGACAGTAGTCACGAATATCGCGCCACAGGTCCTCCCAAGAACTGCGCTCCTGCTTGAGGCTCTCAAAGCGCTGATTGATAAGCTTGATATCTGCGGGCATAACTATCCCCCGATAAGCTGTTTCTTCTGCAGTTTGAAGCGATCATCCTGCGCTGCTTCACTCGCAAGCACCGTTTCACTCATTCCTTCCGGAGTGTCATCAATAACCGTGTCGCCGACATTTGCATGCTTCTTGTTTGCCATGTTGGCGTTCTGAGACTGCTGTTCTTCAGCCTGTGCCTGCTGTCGAGCGGCTTGAGCCTGCGCTTTCCTTGCCTGATCTTTGGCCTTGTTCTGCATGTGGTTGTACATGCCCGCAGTTGCAACGTTGGCGACCGCCTTCACAACGGGTTTGACCACCTTGCCCACAGCGTGGACCACAGACGATACTGCTCCCATGATCAGCCTCCCAGTAAAGAAGAACCGATGCCAAGCG